AATCAGGAACATTGATTTTTCCTGAGCGTTCAATTCGTAATACTTTTCCTTCAGCGCTTCCACCTGAAGAATTCCAAGTTACTTTATCTCCAACAGAAACACTTTTATGAAACTCAACTAATTTCTCTTCAACCGCTTTATTGATGGTAGTTCCTAAACGGCGCATACCTTCCATAACCATAGATTTTGCGTAGCCACTTAAACCCTTGAAACCAAACTTTTTAACATCCGCCTCAATCATTTTGAACTCGTCCTCGTCCATACCAGCCAAAGGTCCTTTGCGAAGTTCGCCTAACATTCTGAGGTCTTTTTTCATACTTTTTGTTCCTTCTTTGGCTTTTTCTTGGATGGGGTCATAATTGTATCAATATGAACATCGGACACAGTTGGGTCGTTCTTTTCTAAGTCTATATCAACAAATAAACGCTCGGCTTTTCCACCTATTGAATATCCACGAATCTTTCCTTCTTGCACCATGTCCCATGCCCAAGGTTCCCAAATAACTCCTAAGAAAACTGTATTAGGTGGATATGTGTGTTGGAACTCTTGACCTTCGGGAGTTTTGATTGGAACTGTAAGTGAGTATGGAAATGCCATAACCTCAACCCATTCTCCAGCAACTACATCACGATTATGTTGTAAACGAATTCGACGGTCATTACTTCTTACATAATCCCAAACCGCTCTTTGTAATTCTTCGGAATCTGTCCACTCTCCATGAGCATCTTCCATGTCAGGGATATACATTGCTCCAAGGGTGTAACGCTTTTCCCCTTCGGCTTTCTGTAAATCGAACTTACCTAGAGCCTTTGTTGTTTCTTCCTTAAATACATCAGGGAAGATTTGACGGGCTACATCCTCGGTAACTTCTTGAAAATCGCCCTCACCTAAAGCAAGATAGCGGACAATCTCAGCGTCCTCATCTTTTTTCCAGCCAGTAGGTGTCCAATAATCTTCAATCATTCCTGTTTCTCCCCTCTCAAAGCGGAAGATATTTAGGGCTTTGTTTCCATCACCTAAACTTGCAAAATATCGCATACGGCTATACCTCCTCTCGTTATTCTCCATATTATATCAACCCCAGTTGATTTTACCAAACCTGCTTGTTGGGCAGTCTCAAAAGTTTGCGTGACTAAGGTGCCAATGGTCAAAAGTTTGGCTGTATTGGTTGGTCTTGGAATGGCTTTAGCGGTATTGACCATTTTATCCCACAAAGATTGACGCTCTGTATTGTTTTTAGATTCTCTGTATGTTTCATAATCCTTATGAAGTTTTACCTCTTTAATTTCAAAGGATTTAGGAGTATGTAGTTGTAACTCTACTTTTACTCCGTCCTTAGAGACTTTCATGTTTACTCCATCGTAAGGGTCTCCCTGTTGCCAAAAGTTTTTTGTCTCATCTATTTTCCAGCCAGTAGCCTCAAGAGTTTTTACTGTTCGTTCTAAATTATCTGTGTATTTATTATCATCAACATTTAATGTATAGCGAACAGCATCATAAATGTTATCTGCCGCTTTTTCTCTATCTCCACCATATTTCTTTTCCGCATCACCATCAATTTTGCGAGCAAGAGATTCAGTAGATTTGACTCTTTGTTCTAGCGAATTTGTGCCATCAACTAGCACAGCAAACTGACCACCGCTTTTTTCTGCAAGATTAACCATTAACTCAGTAATTACAGGCTCGGCTCTTTCTGCTTTTTCTCTAATTCGTTGCGCCGCTTTAATGGCTTCAGGGGTTCGTTCTGCTTTTGGAGGTATGTCATCTGCTTTAGGAGGAACTGAAACTTTAGAATCAGTTTCTCCACCGCTAGTTCCATCAGCCCAACTTCCATGGACGCTTTGGTCGTCGTGTCCTTCGTGTTTTTTAACTTGATTTTCATATCTCTCCACCATTGATTCAGCCCAAGCGAATCCTGCATCTCCGCCCCAAGCATCCCAAGCAACTCTTCCAGCGCTAGGGAATCCTTTTTCACCACGATTAAATCCGAGGGCTTTATCATCAACTTTGTGTCGAGAGAAAAATGATTTCATTCTCTTTAGTGTTTGAATACTTATGTTTTCGCCACGGGCTAACTGACCCGCTCTAGTTCGACCTACTGAAGTAAATCCGCCTCCAGCAAGACCAGCCTCAATCCATTCAATCGCTCTTTGCGCCGCTTCTCGAACTGCTTTAGGTGGGCTGTAAGTATCTTCGGCTTTAGAGAAAGCATGGATTTGTTGAAGCCTTGCTTTAGCCTCTTCTTTAGAATCATAACTTCCAAAACGGCGAGTTCCCTCTTCGTTGTAAACAACCCATTTACCATCTTCTTCTTGGATTCTTTTTTCAACTGGCTCAATTCTCATTTGATAGCCATTGACGGTTAAGAAGGTTTTAATGTCTGCTTCGGTTTCACCAGTTGTTTTAATTACATCAAGAACTGCTTCGGCTGGTAACCCAACTATTGAGGTCAGGTCTACATTGTCGATTGAATCAACAAGAATCTCATATTTGTCCCAGTCATCCTGTGGGCGTTCCATCTTGCGTCGAGCCATCTCATTGAGAATTGTGTGGTGAACTTCAATCTCAGCCGAGGTTGGCGATGCCGACTTATGAACATTGTTATGAAGCGCTATGAGTTTCTCAGCGCTTAAATGAATTAGTTTGGGAGCAATATCCGCCATGTTCTAAGAATAGCGGATGGTATTACTACTCGGGTTTATTTCCCTTAAGGATGGTTGATATTGTTTCCATAATATCTGCTTCGTCTTTATCAGAGGCACCAGTCTCGGATGTAAATTCGACTTTCTCAGACCATTTGGCGTAAGCCTCTTGGATAGCCTTCTGCTTCTCTCGTCTGTTCATAATCTAATTATACCCCAGTTTAATTCTTTCCGCCAGTTGGCGCTGGCTTTTCACGGGCTGTTCCATCGTAAATCAAGCCATCACCATCGTGGTCAATAGGACCCTGTAATAGTTTCTGACCTTCAGCGGTCAATGATTTTGTATATTTAACTCTCAGGTCATACATCAATTCTTTTCCAGCCCAAGTTCCAGTTTCTTCGACTTTTTCTTTTGAATATCCGATATTGGCAAACTCGGCGGGTAGTGGGAAATTATCTGCTTTCAAATCTTTTATATTGTCCCAAGCGGGATATTTGTATCCACTTTCATCTTCAAAATAAGGACTGTAATTATCAGAGGCTCTCAACATCAAAGCATCAAACTCGGCTCTCTCAGGAGAACCTTTAGCGAACCAGCCACTTTCATCGTCATCCATAGAGGCAACTCTTTGAGCAATAGTGTCTAAGTTTTCTGCAACCTTATCAGGCTTCCAGTCATAACCCGCTCTTGCCCAATGGCGAGCGCCATCCCATGCAGTTCCAACTTCAATGTAGCCAAATCCTCTAGCGGTGTACCAAGCCTCTGATTGCTCAATAAATGTTTTGCCAAAACCTGTGCCTTGGTATTCATCATCTAGTCTCAAGACAGCGTGTTCAACATTCCAAACTCCGTCTTTTTCAAAAATTCGGCGTTCAAATTCTCCAGCCAAATTGCCTTCGTCATCTAAAACATCTCCTCTAATATAAATGTTGTAACCATCGCCACTAACATCGCCAACATTTGCATTTAGAGTTACTTCTCGCCCTTCATTATTTGTTCCAGTATGGCTTACTCCGTAAACATCTTGGAATGAAGACATTGCTTCGTCGCTATCAAAATCTACACCTTCGCTTGCTTGTAGATATTCGTCTAGTGTTTCACTATTAGACTCCACATATCCAGTAATCATGTCCCTTAAAGCATTTTCATAAATTTCGCTTTTTTCTTGTTCCGTGTATTCGTGATTTGGAAATTCTTCTTGCAATTTTGCAAGACGCATTTCTACTATCTCGTCAATACCTGCGGTTGCATCTGCGTAAAGGTCAGAGTCATTTTCTACAACGAGTATTTTGTCTGTATCTGTATATTCTTTTTTACCACCAAGAATGTTTTTTAAGTCATCGGTTGATGGACCAACTTTATCCATCGCTTCAATGCGCTTAACTTCATCGGCTGTATAACCTCTAGCCCAGTTACCGTGTTCGGACTGGTCATGTTCACCATGTTTTAATACGGGCTTTAACCCATAATCAAAATAAATTACTTTGAGGGTTTTGCTAACTTCGCCCAAATCTCTTTGGCGTAAGCGTCTATCTGCTCGTCTGTCATGTTCGACAAATCGGGCAGTTCTACTGCCTCGAGTTTTTTCGATGCCACCTGTTCCTCCTGTTTCTATCTCTTTGAAGTTTGCTACATCCCAAATTGAGATTTGGTCTCTTTCACGACCCCGAGAGATAGCCTCCCCCTCGTCCTTAATGTTTTCTGATACATCAAGGTAAACCTGTCCATCTTTCGTATTATGCCATAAACCGAGGTAGTTATTCGACTTATTGAACTCAGATTTATGTTGTTTGAGGTAGGAGGAAAGAATCTCCGAGCCTTTAGCCTCATCAAAAAAGTCATCAGCCTTAACTATTGCGGCAAACTTTTTGCCCTTGGCAACCATAAAGCCCCCTTTAGGGCTGGAGCCATCTTTCATATTAACTGTAAGTCCACCATCGGCTTTGACGCTCTCAAGGGTCGAACGGACTATCTCAGGGGCTACTTGGATTCCCTGCGCCCATGAGCCATGAGAACTTTGGTCATGTTCACCATGTTTTTTTACATCTTTGGCTCGAGTTATTTCAATGCCGTCTAGGGTGCTGGTTACAAATCTACTCATTTGTCCATCCTCTGAAAAACAGCAATGACCATATTAACATCTTTATCCCTGCTTATCTCCTTCAAACCCATGTATTTTAGAGAAGTATTGCGGGGTAATAAAACTTCTTTTTCTCTATTAGAGGTTGCCGTATTGGTGAATAAATCCGATACAGCATTTTTCATATAATCTACTGCTAAGCCCTTGCCTTTCCCTGAAGGAGAAGGCAAAATAATTGCCGCCCTATCGTCTGATTCTGAAATCAGTTTAAGATTTTCCAAAGTATCTGCATTTTTAGAATCAGTTATATCAACTCTTGTTGTAGATAAAAATGCTCTATCTGTTAAAACATCGCCTTTTTCTAAATCTTGTAAAACTGTATTTGCAAATACACGATATAAATTTTTATCGCCAAACAAATCGGGTGACTCATCAATAAGTTTATCTAAATCTGCAACCCTATTTTCATTGATTCCACGAGATTCTCTATCATAATAAGAACCTTCTTCATAAGGGCTTGTACCGCCTAAGCGTAAGTATTGGTTAATTCTTTTGAAACCATCTGCCGTATAATCATCTAAACTTCTTATTTCATCACGGGAAATTCCAACAGGTTCTTTACTGCCATCAGTCTTAATCCCATATTTTTCAAAATAATTATTTTGCGCTTCTTCGCCCTGATTATCTTCATCGAAGTTACCCGTAGCCCAAGAGCCATGACTAGATTGGTCATGCTCTCCATGCTTTAGGACTGGCTTATATCCAAGAGGAAATGCGATTGTAATGCTCATGAGCGTCTCTCAGGTGGAATGATTACCATGGTGCAACGGCAATTAGGATGAACTCTGCCTGGAGTTTCGTGTCCGCTAGAGAATGTTTCATTCCATCCAACAATCTCTCCGTCTAACTCAACACATATATCGCAGGTGCGTTCATCTTGAGCAATAATCCACATCTTTTGTGACTCAACATCTACATAGCCTTGTTCCGCCGCTTGATTCCATCCTTCTTGGCGACCTTCGTTTTGAGCAATCTGAATCTCTGTGCGAGCAATCATTGTGGCTCTTTTACTCTTTAGAGAATCTGAATAACGAGTAGAGCGTTCAATAGCACGAGCACGAGCGGTTGCTTCTTTTATTCCGCTTTTAACTAATCGAGCGTATTCCTTTTTTTCAAAATTAGTAACGGCGTCAGCCCATTGTGGATGTAGTCCTACAACATTCTTAATTCTTCGGGCTGTGGCTCTGTAATCTAATTGCTCATTGAAGGCATCAATAATTGTTTTACGGATTGCATTACGGGTTAAGTTATCAATCGAGGTAATAAGTTCTCCAGCACGGCGTTGAGCAAAGGCTAGAGAGTTTGGGTTTGTCTTGTTGAAAGACATTTTGAAATCTACTTTAGGTGGTCGGGATTGCGCCCACATTGGAAGTTTAGTAAATTCCATGTTAGCCATCGCTGGTTTATTTTCTATTTTTACTTTAGAGGGCAAGAAGGCTGGCAAGGCTAATTTAGGTGCAATGCTTTGAATTTCTTTTATTGCCTCTTTACCACCAAGGTCAATAGAGTTTAGTAAAGATTCTTGGATGTTTTTTTGGTTAGCGATAGTTATGCTTGATAACAAACGCTCTAAAGTTTCAGGATTCATGTTACGAAGCAAAGACTCAAGTTGGCGCATAGAGATTTTATCTGTGGCTCGCTGAATAGAGTTATACAGAGTGCGAGCAAGTTCTTGTTCTTGAGGTGTTAGCGGGACTCTTTTTTCCCGTGCTTTAGCAAAATGAATTGCCATCTCTAACCAACTTCAGGAAGTTTCGGAGCCTCCGTAGTTGGAGCAGGTGGTAATTCTTCTTCGCCCGATGTTTCAGGTTCTTCAGGCATAGGAGGCATCCCTGCACCCTCAGGCATTGGAGGCATACCAAAATTTTGTCCATCGTGCTCGGCAGGTGGTAGACCAGCCAAGTCTCGTAAGTATTCTTCCAACTTAGGGTCAGGAACTATTGCGCCAGTTTGTACTAAGTTGCCAACGAAGCCAGCAATCTCATTCAAATCAACATGGCTTACTTCACCATAAGTTATGTAAGGAGCACGAGAAATATCCATGCCGTTTAGTTTTAATAAACGAGGAATAGCGTGTTGGTTTATTACTTCAGCAATGTTCTTGGCGATTGAATCAACTGCCATTGACCATAAATCCATCTTGGAAGTACCAAGAGCATAAGAGCCAACTCGGTCAGAGCCAAGGAGAATAAAGTCAGAAAGAATAGACATAGCAATTCTTTGGTCATAGCGTTGGATAATCTTGTCTGTATCAAACTGGCGAGAACCGCCTGAAGATAGAAGAACTAAATCAAATACTTTGTGTCCTTGGTCGTCATACATAGAAGGCATGACGATTCCTTCTTGCTCATTACGCTTGATAGATGTAACAATGTTTTGAATTGTTGATAATACTGAGGCTTGCTCGGCTGTCGCTGTTGAAGATAAGAACTCAGGCGGTACATAGGCGACTGGCAAACCAGCCAAGTCACGCTCAATACCTATTGCTTCAATCTCTTCAATACGGCGCTTGAAGTACCAAGAGCGATATGCGTTACGAAGAATAGAACGACCTTCAGGGTTATTCTTTTGTGAACTGGTACGGAATAACAAAGACTTCTCGATTGGAATGTGGTGGATACCGCCTGAGGATGGGTCTACTTGAACCATTCCTTGAATACCGCCATCATCATCCATCATCCATCGGAATAATGTTTCTTGAGCACGAATTGGCATCTTGCGCCAGCCAATACGACCATCATTAAATTTAGATTTGCGTTGAGGATTATCACTATCACCCTCACGGATTTTGTAAACAATCTCGTGGTATGAATAACCAAAAATTAACATTGAAAGCATTTGAGATAGAGCAGAGTCCCAAGACTCGCTCATGTCATGCAAACAAGACTCTACGAAAGCGGCGACTTCTTTATCTTCAGGACTAATCTCTCCGTCTTTAGAATTGTCAGAATAAGGGTCGATGCGCCATTCAAGGCGAGTAATAACTTTTTCGATTGCGAATAACATTGAGCCGATAGTCGGGTCATTGTCTGCCATCTCACGATAGATTCTTGCTCCCCGTTGTCCACGGAGATTAGTGAGAAATTCTTCATAAACTGTACCGCCTGAACGACGCAGACCAGTAGAGCCGAACTCCTGTAAATCGGGTGTTATTTTCTCAGCCATCTAACCCTCTACTCTTTGGTTGCTAATCCTACGACGATTTGAATTGCCTGTTCTTGACTGAACCCTGCGCTTACTAACTCCGAAAACAATTCGTGAGTCTGTATGGCGAAAGCCCCTAAAACAGACACGACTCCTTCACTATTGGGTGAAAGGTTATCGTACACCCGTAGATTATACCGTTAAGCGAATTTAGCCTTTTATTCTCCGTCTAGCACTAACTCAAAAGAGTTTAATCTTTTAGAAGTTAGGTCATTAAAAGATTTCAAAGCCAAGTCCCTGTCGCCAACTTGAGCAAAGAGACGATTCTCTAACTCAACGCCATTGACATCAAAACGGCGGAAATAAATGTGGTACGGCAAAAACTGTTGCGAAATGTTTAACTCAACCTCGACATACTCCTTAGGAGCAATCTCTTTTGAGACATAAGGCTTGCCTTCTGCATCAACAACAACTTTTGAGCCTTCTAATTTCTCCTTGAAGAAATCAACCCATATTGCCATTTTCAACCCCTTTCGAGAGTTTATTAACCCCAATAATACTACATCAGGGTTAGAAAGGAAACGACTCGGGAACCTCGGCTTCTTTTTTCCAAGTAGGGGCGCTCCAAGGGTCAATCTCGCTATCACCCTCGGCATTACGGCGGACATCAACTACTTGAACTATATGGCGCTTTAAGTCCACTCCAACATTAAAGGCGGTGACCGTCATCTTGCCCTTTTTCTCTCCTGTGTTTTTATCATCCCAAGATTCCCAAACTGCGGTGCCTTGGATAATTACACCCATTCCTTTTTTAAGTGAATCGGCTACATTCTCTGCAAGTTTGTTCCAGCATTTAATTGACCATGGAGTGACATCGGTATTTTCCCAAGTGCCATCAGGTTTCTTTTGTGACTTTGAAGAAATGATTGTGAAAGTTGCCATTGCTTTTCCGTTAGGAGTAAAGCGCAACTCAGGGTCACTCGCTAAGTTTCCCGCTATTGCTATTGCTGTCATTGATGTGCCTTTCGTTAGTTATTGGTTTGGCGATTATGTTTAATTTTTTTCTTAGGTTGTCTCGTTCATTTAGTGATGTTCCACCCCAAATACCCGTTACTTTGTAATGTAACGCATAGGTCAGACATTCTGCTTTCCATACGCATCCACTACAAATCTTCTTTGCTATTCGATTCTCTTCCGTGATTGATGAACCTTCAGGGAAGAAAAACTCCGTCGGCACCCCCCAACAACTCGCTCCCTGAAATTTCCAAGGCATCAAAATTTTCTTCAATGGAGTCCTCTCCGACAATTAAGCGACTAGGGGAAGAGGCATCTAACTTAGCCAAAATTCTTCCATTGCGCCACACTTTGCCAGCAACAACACCATCAAAAAAATTAGGCTTAGGCTTTACTAGAGATTCACACTCTGTCCAAAAAATACAACCTGCACAATAATTTAAGGCGGGTTGTACTAAATCTAAATTGAATTGGTCAAATAGCCATGGGTCTGCATCACGGCACGGCGCTTCAGAAAGAAATGAACCCATGTTGAAATTTTACAGTTTATTTTTCAGAATCTTTGATTAAGTCTTTGCGTGTCGCCCAATCTCCATAGCGCTCACGAATCAATTTATCTAATAATTCTTTTCTCTCTTTTTCATTCATCGGTCTGTTTGTCTCTGAGTCCGACATCATCATTGCCCTCCCAATTTTTTAATCCGTGATGAACTAATCCAAGATGACGCCAATCAGGATTTTGGTCATCAGCAAGAGTCAGCGTCCAGTAATCCTTATCGCCCTCGCCCATCCATTCAGATACGAGAACCCATCCTGTACAAATTGCTGGTTCAACAAAAGCGATGCGCCCGATTTCGGCGAGCGCATCGTCTATTGCTGAAGGTTTTTTCTGCTCTTCATTTCCCATTCAGGGAGGTTAGTACCAAAAATTTCTTTCCCAAAAACGCCACGCCGAGCAGGGATTGGAATATCGATGTTCGATATAAACAAATCCTCGGGTTATCTGCTCCTCGACTGTTAAGTCAGGGTCAAGTCCAAGTATCTGCGGAATCCCGCCAGCGTTTAGTTTTTCTCCGTTTTGGTATACAGGTGTTTTATTGTAGGCATCAGGACGCCAGTTTGACTCTTTCGTCCATAGCGATAGAAGACATTCCCATTGAGCGGGAGTGTCCCAACCATAAGCATCAAGACGCTTCTTAGCGAATTCTTTGGATGCTTCAGGTGTGCGTTCGACCAGTATTGGTTTCATAATTACTTGAGCCGCTTGCGCTGGTTCGTCAGGCGGGATATGAAAAGGATTTAGAAGTATAAATCCTGCGATAAATAATGCGACTGGAACTGGTTTTGAAATAACTCTTTCATAGAATCGCATATTCCTCCATTGTTAGGGGTGAACATTTATTCGCTACTGGGTGTAGCGCTTCTATGCTGTCAGTATTGGACTGACCTCACTTTGGCGAGTAGGTGTTTTGCGAACCTGTCTAAAAGGGTACATCATGAAGATGAATGACTGTCAAGGATGAGCGTTCGGTGGCGGAGCGATTGAGAGTTGTGCTAGAGAGAGGACGGACGCACAACAGGCGCTACTACGCCACCGAACTATTGGGTACCCGTCGGAAATGATACCCCACGCATAACCTTGAAAGGTAAGAAAGTGATTATGCGATTCATCCCGCCAATCTAAGAAGAGACCGACGGGATGAATTCCAGTTTGTTACTTAGTCAAGTCTGCTACCAGCGCTCGCTTCAATTCCGTACTTACCAAGTACCTCAGCGAAGGCTTGAGCAAAAGCATATTTACGGTCTACGCTCTGTCCGAATTCACGAACCCAAATCTCGAACCCACCGTAATAACCCTTGCTACCAATCCCTTGAGTTTTTAACCAATTCACAAAGGCACCTCTCGCTGGAGAAATGTTTACCCAAGCAAATCCGCAAAGACCGTCAAGGATGTAAGTTTTCTTGTTGAAGTCAATATCACTTCCAAGTGGAGTAGTTGGAGTACCAACTACAAACTTTGGAGTATCGGCATCTTTACCAGCCAATAAACCAGCCTCATACGCTTCACGATAAATCGCTTTGCATTGAGTCTTAGTCAAGGCTTTTTTCTTTTCAATGACTGAAGTTGTCATTTGTGTCCTCCTCTCAGGAACAAACCCAGTATATCCTACTCGGGTTAAGAATTCAACTTAAACTCTCGAGCCTTTTTCCGTGCTCGGCGCTTATCAGCCTCTTCAGCGAGGGTTTTATCCAACTGCGCCCTACGAATAGCCCTTAATGAGCCTTCAGAGACCCGTAGAGGCTTATTACCCCTTAGCCATGATAGAAGTATCATCAGAACCACTTTCCGCTCTCTATTGACCCTACAACGCCAAAAGCGAGTAGGAGAAATCCAAAAAATACGAAAGCCTCAAGATTCTCAGCCCATCGGCGCCCTTTAGGGGTTAATCGGATTCCCTTCTTTAGCAATCTACTTTCGATAAAGCAGATTTCTTCATTGATAGTTTTCATGCTGTCCTCTCTTTGATTGGTCGAACTAATCCGTATTGCTCCATTGAAGCATCAACCTCACATAGAAAACAATAGGGTTTACCTTTTACAAAAGTGATTCGGAATTCCGAACCTCTCCTCTTCCATCCTCTCTTTTCCTCTTCTTCTTCTCTTCTCCTTTCCC